AACAAGTCTCTGGGCCAGTACTCATATAAGTTGGTGATATTGCTGAGTAAACGGGCATTCCAGAGCTGCCTGCTCCATTATATGTTTTTGAGTTAGTACTATTGTTACTATTTACGGTACTATTTTGATTATTGGTATTAAGACTTCCATCTTGATTAGCCCCTTCATTCTCGCCGGAGTTTATATTAGAATCACCCCCTTCAACCGGCAAGATTATTTCTGGAGACCCGCCTGGGTCAGCAAAAGCAGGAACAGCTAACAAGAAGTATGTTAGTATTATAAGTATTCCTAGTACGGTTTTGAGCGGCAACCATTTTTTCATTATTCCTACATTTGGAACGCAAGAGTTGCTACTAGACCCGCTAGAAACAATATTACTGCTCCACCAACTTTTACTTGGCGTTGCTCCATTCTATCTAATTTTGTATCAATATCGTCGAGTCGATTAAAGGTAGTTTTCCACCTCTCTTCGCACTGCACTTCATGACGCAAAAATTGTTCTACAACTTGATCTAACTTAGTATCTTCAGACATCTTTTAGCAACTTATCCATGAGCTTACCGTAGTTGCCCTGGCCGAAGGGTAGCCCTTCATTAATTTGTACGTTTGTTTGACTTTTTACGTTTGTAGCTTCTGCTTTTTGTAGGTCAGCTTGAGCTTTTATCTCATCCATTCTCATCTTATGGGCCATTTGGAGTAAGTCAGCTAAATCTTTGTTGGAGTATACTCCGCTTTCTTTAGCTTCTTCAAGTTTACTCTCAATCATTTCGTCAAGTAAGCTCGCAATGTTATTCTTGTTGCGATAACCCATGTCTAAGTACACTGTGTCAATGTACTTTTTTACTTCGCGTTTATTTAACAGCTCGACTACTTTGTTTTCTTGTACGCCAAGCTGCTCGACAACTGCACGGATATTTCCGAAAGTTAAGTACGAGTTTGCTACTTCAAGTCCCTCTGGAGAGATTGTGGTTAATTCTTTAGCCATGAGAAAGATTATAAGATAAAAAGACTTGAAAGTCAAGAATTATTTTTAGGTAGGATATTATAAAAAACTTGGTGGTGTTGGCCAAGAAACATCTTCCACATTTTTAGGATTACTTAGGGTACTAGTTATGTCCCTCAGCGCTGTTCTATACGTGCGGGCCTCTTGCCTCTGCGCATCTGTTAAGGTATTGTCTGAAACTTGAGTCCAATCTGTAGAAAGTAGAAGCTGTGCTCTATAGGAGCGAATCTCTGCTAATACAGGCTCTGGGTCCCAGGACCACGAGGAGGTAAGTATATTATAGTCAGCATAGTTATTTGGTGGAGGTCCAACCTCTACAAATTTTAGTGTTTGAACATTAAACCAGTTTTTATCCATAAACTCAGCTAAGTCTGTGGTACCCATATTGGTTTCTGTTAAATATACTACTCGCACATCACCCGTAACGCCCTCCTTGGGGAACTCATTCTGGGGAAATACTATTCTTTCTATCTTGCCTGTGCTTTCTTTAATGAAGCATACATACTTTACGTCCATAATTATTCCTTATCTTAATTTACCTATTAGCATCGTGGGGAGCCCCCAAGGGTTGGATACAAAACCGGCTTGTCCGAAAACTGTGATGCTGATTAATATTCTTGAGTTTGCTACTATATTTGTTGAATTAAACTTTGCACATCTAAATGCAGCGACACTGTTAGTAGTTCCCTGACTAGCTCCTGACCAACCCATTTCTATATAAGCATCTTGATCTGAGGTTATTTGGTCACCATAGCTATTATGATTTAAGTTTCCCGCAGAGACCTCACTTATAAAATGACTCTCATTTGTACCAAAAGCTCTTGAGTCTATAGCTACTGTTCCTGAATCTGTAAATATCTGTAGTCCATAGTCTTGGCTTTGAAGAGGATTATCTCCCGTACTTCTTACTATAAAATAATTTACACTTTTTGCTGTCCAAGTAAATGTAACTTGTGTACTACTTTGAAATGTTACAGTAAGTGCATAAAAGTAGACAACTTTTGAGCTAGAATCCCACACTGCAAATATGCCTTCATTTTGTCCACTTACATTTTTTGCGTTTACATATATCTGAGGCTTTACTGTCGTTCCACTTAGACTAACAGAGCTGCCTGTTCCTGCGGCCGCTACCCCCTGATGTATTAAATTTGCAGAAGTATCAGTAACCAAAAAAGTACCACTACCATCTGATCCAAAAACTTCCAATCCAAAAGACATTATCCAATCCTCACTGCATAGGTAAATCCGCCTATTGATCCTGAAGAACGATTATTGTTAATAACATATCTATCTGTTGCTTTTGTAATACTTAAATCTTGCTGGTATCCTTGGTAACTAGCAGTAGCTATGACTAATACTTTTGACGTATCATTTGCAGCATTACATAAAAAAGTTTGGCTTGAACCCGCTGCTATACTGAACGTAGAAAATACAGCAAGATTAGATGCTCGTAAATTAACACTTACTACTTCTGTACTATGGTTTGGTCCATATATTGCTATTCCATGAGTATTAGTTCCAGGGGTTCCTGGCTGTACCGTTGCTGAGGAACCCCCAGAAGTTCCTCCTGGAGTAGAAACAGTAAAAGTATCAGAAACTCCTCCTACAGTAATAGTATTATTTACTGCGGTTCCATTACTTGAAGAAGCCGTTAATTTAGCAAATACGTACGAATTATTTGAAATAGTTTTATTCGCTGTCGTATAGCTTGAAGAATTTATGTTAGGATAGCCAGCATCACCTTTTACTAAAAATAACCCCGTTCCTGATACAGTAGCAGGTGTATTAATACCTGTTATTTGAACTCGTCGTTGCCAGCTAGAGCCTGGTGCAGCATTTGCAACGTCTGGAAACGTAAACGCGTTTGGAGTTGTGTCTACTACATACCCAGAGACAGTGCCTGATATAGTAGCTGTATAGATAATCTCTTTGTTTGTATAGGCAAAAAGTACACTATAGTTTCCATTTGCATTCGTACTAATAGTAACAGTGTCACTACCATCTAGATCTATTTCACTAGCTGAAACAGTGACAGGGTTGTTAGGGCTAACACTAGCACTTCTTGAGTTGTTGTTCTCGGCAGTGGTACCTGTAACTACAATCGTATCTCCTACTGAAAGATTACGAGTATAGCTATTGCCTCCGTTAGCAGTTACAATGGCTTGACTATATTGAGTCATAAACGTCCTGTACAGTGGCTTCTCTAATTACATAACCCCTGTCTGTTCTAACGGCTCTTGATCCTGGAATGCCTTTATTTGCAGCTACCGGAAGAGCCGTATCATGAATATTGTCATAATCCTCTAAAACATCATTATCCCGTGAATATTCAAATACCTCTTTGATATATTTTGAGTAATGACCCTGACCTCGATGATCTGGATGTACAGCTATTCCTAGAGGGGCCATTGTTCTTGTATCGAGGGAATAAGCTGTAAGAACCCATAAAATTTTAGTACCATCTTTGGTGGAGATAATTCTACTATTATTAAAAGATTTTTCAGTACCATCAGGAGCAGGGAAAATAGCGTGATCCACATTATGCGTTGGGTTATCGGCTAAAACTTCCGTTAGCCATTCTCTGTCACTCTCAACAGCCGTTCGACCATCATAACTCGCTAAAGATGTGGGTGTGGTAATATCTAAGCCGGCCATAGGTTTTTCTCCTTATAAATTTTTACTGATAGTCATAATTATAAGAGAAGAAGAATTCATTGTCAAGAATTATTTTTAAATAGGGGGTAAAAAAAGGGCCCCGAAGAGCCCTTTTTGTAGAATACTAGAATGAGAAGCGAATCTCAGTTTCTAGCTTGGAGCCGATTGGATCAACTTCATCGATCTTAGAACCTTCCCACTTACCTTTAAATGTAAGAGGGCCCTTCTTGATCTTGTATCCTACTTCTCCTGAGTATCCGTCAGTACGAGGACCTACTTCGAAGTATAAGTTCTTATCACTGTCTCCTAGCAGAGTACCAAATCTTAGGTGGTGCACAGTGTCATCACTCAAAAACTCATCGTCTAAAAATTTCAGCTCATTTTTGTATTCCACATAAGGGCCGGCCATTGCAGCACCGGAAAATACCATAAGACTGATAAAAGTTAGCATATATTTCATGTTTTTCTCCTTAGTAGGTCCAAAACAGGAGCATACGGCGTGTTACTCCCTCCATTCTTTCTCCACTTTTCAAATTATATGAAGTATGATACCAATTGTCAAGAATTATTTTTGCTTTGCTTAACGAAAAAAGTCCTAAACTAATGCTTGATTCGGAAGTAAGCGCAAAGTGACCTCTTCTTTCTCTTCAGGAAACCTCACTCCCTTCTTTTCCCAGACTTCTTTTGTGTGGCACTGGTACACCATTTT